CGAGCTCACCCTGCTTAATCTGAAGCTCCTGCTGCTGCATCTGTATGATGGGGTCTTGAGCCATCTGCTGCGCCTGCTGCTGTTGAGCCTCGGCTTGGTTCTTCTGGAGTAGCTGCTGAGCTGCTTGTGCAGCCAGACGGGAGACAGCCAACTCGGTGTTCTCGTCCATCTCAGCGTTGGGTGGTGGTAGCGGCACGCCAGCCTGTTCTTCGACCTGCTTGCGGTACGCAAACGCAAGGTGTTCTTGGATGTGTGCGGCTGCTGCGGCCATCATAGCCTGCGCGTTGGGGTTCTGACCCATGAGTTGAGCTATCTTGGGGTCTTGCATAGCAGCCATATGGACTGCGATGTGCGCTTCGTGGTCTTGGTAGATAAACGCCTTGACCGGCTTACCGTTCATAACGTCCATGTTCTCAGACACAGGGTCACGTGGCTTCATGTCGTCGCCGTCCTTGAGCGGTACGAGCTTCTGGGCGTTCTTGATACCCAGCACCTCAAGCATCTGGCGATGCAGGTATGGCAGGTCATAAATCTGCGGAGCACCTTGGGCCAACTGAATGACAGCCTGATACTGTACAATCTTCTGCGCCATAGTGGCGGCGTTAGGGTCAGATACCGGAATAACCTCGACATTGTCGTAGTCAGACTTCTTGGCCCTGCGACCACCTTCTTCTGGCTCGTAGCTGTACGTATCTGGTGTGTAGTCGCGGATGATACCCTTGAGGAGCTGGAACTCCCGCTTCATCGCGTAGTGGACGCGTGCCTGCACGGCACTCATCATCTTCAACGTACGCTCAAGAATAGCCAACGTGGTGCCCACAGGAGCCTGTGCAGACATGTCAGACACCTTCATGTCCGCCATACCCGCGAAGCGACGACCTTCGTCTACGATGGTCCCGAGGAGGCTGTAGAGCACTTGGCTTGGCTCTTTGTACGGCAGCGGCATGATATTGTCGCGCATCGTACCCGACGCTACGTCCACATCGCGCCATTCAGCGGGGCTTATCGGGGTGTCGTCACCCTTGACGCGCAAGCCCTTAGTTTTAAATCCACCCGGTAGATTAGATAGAGTACCAGCATCAACAAGCTGACGAATAAGGCTGGTACCAGACTTAGCAAAAGCACCAATAAGGTGAATAAGGCCAAAAGCGTAGAAGCCAAAGCCCGGAACGTACGAGTAATGTACGAAGTGGTTGCGCTTAAGCTTTTTCTTGTCATCGGGGTTCCAGTTACGGCGAATGGATAGGACCGTTTCGGTCTCTTTATCTATGGTAATGACGTATGGGAGTGCAATTCCAAGGTCATTTTCTTCCTTGTCGCGGTATTTATCGTCCTCAATGACGATATCTACGTGCATTTCCAGCAGTTTGTACCGGTCATCGGTCTCTGCACGGAAGCCCAGCTGCTCCGAAATCTTCTGCTCTACCTCATCCATCGAATTGACGGGGTCTGGTAGGTCTACATCACGGTAAAACCCGTTTGCTTGGAGCTTTTTGAGCTCGTTCGGGGTTTTCCGCATCACATGGGTGACGCGTTCAGCGACTTCCAAGCTGGACGCGCCATAAGGCACAACTACGTCTTCCGCAGTTACATACATAGATACCTGACGACCGAGTGATGGGTCAAAGTACACCTTCTTGAACGAGTTACCTGCAAGGCCCAACCCCCACAGCATCCGCTCATGTTCAGGGCGATACTCGACCATCACGTCGGTCAACTGGTAATTCATATCTTCTTGGACGCGCTGAGCAGCGTCCTTCTTCTCTGTGGTCTCTTTGCCGATTATCTGCGTACGCACCGGCCCTTGGGCTGGGAATGTCTCGCTCATGGTCTCAGCTTGGAACTTAACTACAGCTTCAGCCAGCAACGGGTGATGCACACCACATGCACCGGGCCAAGGCTCCGTGCGGTCCTCAACCTTCATGCCCAACAGCTCAAGCCCGTCTACATAAGTCTGTATCCAGTCCTTGCGGCTGCTGATATCTTCTTCAAACTCACCGATAAGGTCGCCAGCAAGCTCAGCGAGCATGCCCTCGTCCATATCTTCGGCCAAGTTCTCGTTAAAGTCGCCCTCGTCCTCACTCGGGTCAATCTCAATCTCCATCCCGTCGAGGCCAATACTGACGCTCTCAGGGTCTTCAATCTCAATCTCGATGTCAGGACCGTCATCCAGCTCCGTCATCATCGGAGACATGCCCAGCGGGGCTTGGTTAAGCGACTTGTCGATGTCCATTTACTTGGCTTTCTTCACAGCGGCCTTAACCACTGTCTTTGCTACTGCCGCCATGGGGGCGACTGCCACTGCTACTTCAGCTACGTCCTCGATAATGTCGAACACGTTCTTTTTCTTGGGTTTTGCTTCAGGCTGCGTCTGGTTCGCGCTTAGGAAAGCGTCGTTATACGGTAGACCTGCAGCGCGTGCTTCGTTGAACGCCGTACGCTGGTCGTCAGACCATTTTGACCATTGAGTTTTGCCGATAGGAAAAAGTGCCTTAACGTTTGCCATTAGTAATACCCCTGATTGCGATTTGACCTAAAGTACACGATATCTTCGGGCTCGTCTAGGTTAGTAGTCACGTAGCCCCCACGCCTGAACCTATGCAAGGCCATGGATACTGTATCAACATAGTCATCGTTTGAGCCAGCGGGAAATTCTGCCACTTCGTCGATGACTTCTTCCGCCCAGCGCGTGCCCGGTGCCCATACCCGACCTGATGCGAATATGTCTGCAACACCGTTGAGACGGGAAATCTTGTCGTTACCCCGTGTCGGGGTAAACTCTTGCACCGGTATGCCCATAGCCCGCATCTCGTAGATGAGCGGTGCACCTGACGCCTTTTTCTCGATTATCACGCCGTCTGGCTGCCACTCTTTATACTCTTCGACAGCCACACGCTTCAACTCCGGGAACTCCATGCGGTCCCTGAAGGCATTAAGTAGTATGATGTTGGCCTGCGTTATCCCATTGTCATCCGGGTGGTAGAACACACCCCATGTAGTGCACGCACTGTAGTCAGCTCGGCTCGTCTTCTCGAACGCCGTATCCCACACCTGCAGCACAAAGTCACAGCTGGGCGGGTCATCACTCTCCCACTCCTGCCACCACTCTCTCTTAACAATCGCCGCAGACTCGGACACCGGGTTCTGCTGGTACTGCGCCATCCACTTGCTGTTAGGGACGTCGCGCTTAACTTTTTCTAATTCTTCAAGCTGCCAGAACTCAGGCCACAGCGGGTTGCCGCTGGGTAAAATGGCTGGAAATTCAATGACTTCCCACTCACCGAGGCTGTCATTAGCAGCTGCATCTTTTAATATCTGCCCGGTCAGGTCGCGCTTTGACCACCGCGTCATCACAACAATAATGGCACCGCCCGGCTGGAGACGCTGACGTGGACCAGAGGTGTACCACTCATATGCCTTGTCGTAGATATCTGGGTTAACTTCCGCGATAGCAGCTTCTTGCTCTGAGTGCGGGTCATCAATGATAAGCACGTCAGCACCTTTACCAGTAACCGCACCGCCCACACCGATAGCGAAGTAATCTCCGCCCTTGCTGGTGTTCCACCGACCAGCCGCCTTAGAGTCTGCAGCTAGCTTCAGGTCAGGAAACGTCTCGTGATATACTTCTGTATCTACAAGGTTACGAACCTTACGGCCAAAACCTACCGCGAGTTCACCCGTGTGCGAGCACTGGATAATCTTCTTATGGGGGTTGAGTCCGAGGAACCATGCAGGGAGCAGGTAAGAGGCGAACTCCGACTTCGTGTGTCGCGGTGGCATATTAATAATGAGGCGTTTACACTCACCACGAGCAACGCGTTCGAAGGCGTCTGCCATTTTCGCATGGTGCCTACCTCCTATGAATGTCGGCCAAACTTGTTCTACGAACTTCAGGAACCGCTTGCGCGCCAACTCCTGCGTCTTGAGCTTCTCCAGCTTGTCTAACTCAGCGAGCAGTATCTCTTGCTCGGCTGCGGTCAGCTTGGGCAGTATCTTGGGTATGTCTTTGAGCGTGATGTTCACTCGTCCACCTCTTCGGTGGACTCATCCGCCAAGATTTCTTCGAAGTCCGCATCGAGGATGCCTAGCTCCTCGTCGAGGTCCATGCCCAGTGGCTTCATATCTATGACGTCTGCGTTCAGCAGGCGCTTGACCCTGTCCGTAATGGCCTTTTCCAGACCTTCAGGTGAGTTGTAGTTGACGTTAATCTCACTACGGTCGGTGAATAGCCCGACATCTGAGTGCTTACCAAGCAGCTCAATGGCCTTCAACTCGTACTTAATCTCACCACAGTCAGCAATCTCAAGCAGTTTATTAGTCAGCGCAGTGCGCACTTGACCCGCGTCCATCGCTCGGCCTTGGCCATAAGCACGTAGGAAAGCCGCAGCGCCGAGGGCAGCAGGCAGACTTTGGGTCAATGGTGTTATTTTCTGGTTGTCGATGGCTGCATCTAGCAATGCTGCCTCTTCTTCGACGTTGTCCTTAGCCAACTCGACTGGGGCACCAAGCTGCTCAAGCAGCTCTGCTGTATTACCTATGGAGGCTAATTTATCCGCGAAGTTGTCAAACTCCTCGTCGGACAGGTCAAACGGCACAGGATACTCCGTGCTCGGTTCGGCTTTTATAATAGGCATGTACTTAAGCTCCGCTTGTAGGAGTCCGGGGTTGCGCCGTTGTGTAGCAATGTAGTGGGGAGAAGAAAAGAGGAAAATAGGGGCGGCGCAAACTGAGGAAAACACCACCCCTACCGGTACCGCAATGTCAAATAACGGTTCAAAAATAATACCCCCATGGGGTTTGGACGTCAAGGTACCATTGACGGGGGGTCTGGCTGTATTAAGCGGCAGCGAACCGGTGGCT